ATATAGACATCAAATCTGTTGCTAATTTTGAATTTTATAAAACTTTAGGATATTTAGAAAAGAATTTAGACATTATTAGTATCCCGCATTAATTTTATCTTTAGTCATAAGATCCATTTCTTTAAACTGTAATGTCATATGAGTTTGAACTGGCATACCATCATCATGTGTTACCCAACCATGTTGTGCGTAATCTACACGTATAGTTTCTAATGCGCATGTTGCAATACGAGATACTGCTTTATTTGGCTGGCCATCAAAAAATACTTCAATCTCAAATACTGAAGGTACGATAAAATATCTGCCACCAGCAGTACCATAATCAATTTCTGGTGCGGCATGTAACCTAAAAGTTTTTATAATATTCTGTACAGTGAGGGCTTCATCTCTACTTTTTGGAGTAAATACAAAATGGAATTGAAACGTTCTAAAATCAATTTTTTTGAACATTAGTTCCATTTGTGGATTTACAGCTTTACCCATAGGACGTAATGCTATATTGGGATCATTTAGTATTCCAGAACTCAAACCTTCTGCTATTAAAGTTCCAAACGCTCCCAGATTGCTAAGTGCATTCCCATTGTTACCCGTAAGACTGATAGCATCTTGTAAACTCTTGACAGCTTCATCTGCTATACCGGCAGCACCACCTAATGCACCCAAAGCTTCAGTTAAACTTACAGTGTCGTACATTGCACGTTGATCTACTGCAAATGTATCTGGCATATACAGAGATACTACAGATGCTAATTTTGTAGTACCTGGTGTAACTGTCCATTTATATAATTTAGATTCTAGACTAGGATTATCAAAATCATTAATTGCTGTTAGATTACCCGTAGTTGCGTTTTCTACAAATTGATTAATACCTGCTGTTGTGTTTGTACTAGAATTTAAAGATATTCCTGGAATCTGAGTTTTAGCATATGATGATTTTTCTGGTACTGATATATAAAAATTAACCCAATGTTTTCTACGCATTGAACCTAAGTCTGATGGATAAACCATTGAACTTATAGCAGTAGCATCACTTTTATATAAACTTGATAATGGTCCAGAATAATTTGTAGGACTATCTACTGTAGATGTATCAGCTGATATCCATTTAACTGCATCTGTAATAACGTCTGCCATATTTAAAACCTTGTATAAATAATTACAAGTATTTATATTGTGTAAAATTAAATGAATAATTCAAAATATAAACAAGGATATTACATTCCAAAAAATCCAAAAAAATATAATGGTAACGTATCAAATATTAAATATAGATCATCGTGGGAATTGCGGGTATTTAAATATATGGATGATAAACCACATGTATTAGAATGGTCATCTGAAGAAGTTGTGATACCATACAGATCTCCGGTTGATACTAAATTACATAGATATTTTCCCGACATTTGGGCTAGAATGATTGGAGAAGATGGTCGCACTAAAACATATTTAATTGAAATAAAACCGGAAGCGCAAGCTAATGAACCAAAGATAAAAAAACGTATTACTAAACAATATATCACTGAAGTTTGCACTTATGCTATTAATCAAGCAAAATGGAAAGCTGCTCGTGAATATTGTTTAGACAGACATTGGGAATTTATTGTGTTAACAGAAAAAGATCTATTCGGATAAAGAATTCTAATGACAAAAAAATCAAGAAGTGTTGCTAGTAAAATATTATATGCTGGTCAGTTAGCTAAAGCTTTAACTGCAACTAATGATCCAGTTAAAGCTTTATCTGATGTAAGTCGGATTGTAAAATCGAATAGAGATGATGCATTTCTCAGAGATCCAAACTTCCATTATAAGTTTACACATAAAACTGCGCTAGGTGCCATCGAGTGGTTTAAATCTAAAATACTAGAATTGAATCCTGGAATTAAATTTGATAAAACTGAATACATAAAGACTCCAGAAGCATCTAAAGTTAGTGATAAAGTTATAGAACAGAAAGATTTAAAACAAAAAGAAATAAGTGATGCTGAAAGTGTTAGTTTAAACACATTTCAACCCGGAAGCATGTATCTATATCATTATGATCCTAAACACAGAACAACGTTACCATATTACGATACATATCCGTTGATCATATTAACCGGAATTAGTGGAAATAAATTTTCTGGAATAAATTTGCATTATTTACCACCTCAACATAGGATGATTTTACTTAGTAACTTAGCACCAGAAACATCTATTATAGACAAAAATGGTAAATTTGCAGGTGTTTATGTAAACAACGAAAATTTACAAAATGTTCAGGAATTTGGATTATATAAACCATGTTTTAAACACTATTTAAAAACTAATATACGGTCAGTTATCAAATATATTCCACCAGAAGATTGGGGATTTGCTGCTGCGTTACCACTAGAAACGTTTATTAAACAGCCAAGACATGTTGTTTGGGCAGACTCATTAGCAACAAATCAAATGACATTATAGGATTATAAATGGCAAATAAAGATTCATACACACAGGCATTATCAGAATTATTAACATACGATGTTGGACGAAATGCATATTTTGATGTTACATTTCCGAAATTACCAACAATAGTTAAATTACCAGCTATAGTACCATATAAAGGTAAAACTTCGCAACTTTCATATTTATGTCATTCCGCTGAATTACCCGGTGAGTATACAACAACGGTAGATCAAAAGATTTACGGTGTTGTAGAGAGATTTCCGATAATGACTACATATAAAGATATTACATTATCTTTTTACACGCGAGGATCTGATGTTGATTATGTGCGAATGTTGTTCTCACATTGGATAACAGCTTCTACAGGTCGAAATGTTGATAACGCATCTATTAGAACTTATAATGTTCCGTACAAAGCAGATATCACAACAGATTTAACAATTAATCAATATTCTGTTGATGGATCTAGATTATTGCGTTGTGAGTTGATAGAAGCTTTTCCTATATCCATCATGGAAGTGCCGTTATCATGGTCATTAGCTAATGAAGCAATGTCATTAAATATAACATTTACATACACCGAATATCAATATATTGATTAATTATTTACTATAAAATTTTGAGGATATAGCATGTCTTTACCAGAAACAACTTATATAACATACACTGTAAAATTACCAGTTTCAGGATTAGAAGTTCGATACAGACCGTATAAAGTAAAAGAACAAAAACTACTATTAATGGAAAAAGAATCTGGCGATAGAAAATCTTGGATTGACACTATTAACCAGATCATCAACAATTGTGTAGTTTCTAAAAATATCGCAGATATATCAACTACAGATAAAGAATTTTTATTTTATCAACTGCGAGCTAGATCTGAATCAGAAACTGTTATATTAAAATATAGATGTGAAAATATCTTAGATGGCGGAGAAGTATGTGAAAATGTTATGACCTATCCATTCAATTTATTAAATGATATAGATGTTACTAGTGGTGTAGATCCAGTAGTTGATTTGGGTAACGGAACAATTGTGAAAATGAAATATCAACAATTTGAATATTCTGAATTTGATGATATTTTAACTCCAACACCAGAACAACTATTTGAAGAAGTTGCTAAACAAATTGATTTTATCACAACTAATGATGCAGTGTATTCTGTACAGGATGTACCTAAACAGCAAATTGTTGATTGGCTAGGAGATTTAACTGTTGATCAATATAGCAAAATTGAAAACTTTATGTTAAATGAACCTAAGATAAAAAAAGATATCCAAATTACATGCAAGAAGTGTGGTATGGTACATGATATTGAAGTTGAGGATTTATACGATTTTTTTATGTAATGTTCGGTAGACATTCATTAGGCGAATACTATCGAACAAATTTCGGATTAATGCAACACCACAAATATAGTTTAACTGAATTAGATGATATGATTCCATGGGAGCGTGAAATTTATATCAGTTTATTGTTACAGCATCTCAAAGAAAGAGAAGATGCTATAAAACAACAGCAAAATCGATAAGGAAATTTAAATGCCAGGATATGTAGATAAATCAAAAACAGCACCTAAACGAAAATCACCGTTCAGTAAATCGAGTATTAAACCTGCTACTGGCACTAAAATTGAAAAATTAGGTCTAGGATTTAAAATTATCAAATCTATGACGGGCACACAAGATCCTATAACAGCATTAGAGGGTATTCACGGTGCAATAGGTAGCTACCAAGAGGAAATAGAACATCGAGCAAAAGTTGCAGCGTTAGCGGAAAAGCAGGGTAGAGGTGAAACTCCGGATGAATACAGACAATCACATCATGCACCAACTCGTGATGATATGACAAGCGGAACTATACGTGATAGCTATACTCCAGTTAACGGTGAATATAAGCAATCCGCAGGAACAGATTATGCAGGAACATTTACTCCTCAAACGTTTGAGGGATTAGATGTGACTGGTACTCAATCTGCGAAAGAAGTTATGGGTAAAATACACCAATCCATGCTAGTATCAACTGCAGTGTTAAATAAAATTGCATCTGATACTGATATGTTAGTTAGATTGGTAACTGTTATTAGAGCCCAACAAGGAACTACAGCTGGTTCTAAGCAAACGGCTCAAAAAATGCGAGCAACAGGATCTGGAGTTGATGATACTAATGTATCGACAGTTAAAGATGCTGATAGAGGTAAAGATAACTCTATGTTATGGGATGTAGCGGAAGGAGTGGCAGCAGAACATGCTATGGAATGGGCTGGTAAAAAAATATGGAAAAAATCTCGATGGGGTAAAAAAGCCGCTAAGACTGGTAGTACATTATCAATGACTGAAAAAATGGCAGATAGTGTTAAATCTACAGCTGCTCCAGTTGCAGAAGGTGGTGCAGAAGGTGGATCTAATATACTAAAAAAGATGATGGGTAGTAAAGCTGGTAAATTTGTAACAGGAGCAGCAGTTGCATCTAATTTATATGATGTTGCTACGGGACAAAGTGAAAGTCCTGCGTTAGACTTAGTTGAAACGGGATTAATGATGACTCCACATCCAGCTGCAAAAGCAGCTGGATTATCATTAGGATTAAGTAGAACTGCTAGTTCACAAATTCCACTATTAGATATCGTATATGGAAAAGATGGAGTTCGTGTGATTAAAAAATTACTACAATCTGGTGATATTGAAATGGGTTGGAACACTACATTGAATATCCAAAATGCTGCTGGATGGAATAGTATTTCAAACCTACCATTAGCTGATATGAAACATTTGTATTATTCAGGTGCATTAAAATTTGCAGATAATTTAAGATTGAAAAAAATCATAGAAGCTATTGAGAGTAATAAATCTAAAAAGATACCAGAAATATCAAAAGAAAAAGCTACAAGTTTCTGGAGTAGTGTTACAGATTCAGAAAGCACTCAATTAGATATTGAAAACCCATCAATGAAAAAAGCACCTACATTATGGGAAGCTATTAAGTCTACAGCTAGTAATGTATTCTCTCCAAAATCTGAAGCTGAGAAAACTCAAATATCTAAAGAACGACCATCAACTAAAATTAAAGCATCATCAGAAGGTTCTAGTGAAAGAGAAAAGGCTGGAATGAATATTTTAGTAGAACAAGGTTGGTCAAAAGAAGATGCAGCTGCTATTATGGGCAATCTAAGAGCTGAGAGTTCATTAGATCCCACAGCAATAGGAGATAGTGGTAAAGCTGTGGGTGTTGCACAATGGCATCCAGATAGACAAGCAACGTTTAAAAAAATCATGGGTAAAGATATTAAAGATTCTACATATGAAGATCAAGTGTTATTTGTTGATTGGGAATTAAAAAATACTCACAAAAAAGCAGGAGAAAAAATAAAAAGTGCTAAATCACTAGAGGAAAAAGCACAAGCTGTTGAAGGCTCATATGAAATTACAGCTAGATAAACGAGCAAAAACTGCTGAACGATTAATGTCTATGGAGTTAGGTGGGGAAGAAGTTGCTAAGAAAGATTTAGCACCAACTGTTGAGAATGCATCTAAGATGAGCGAAAGTACATCAAATATGGCTTCTCCAATATTAGAAGAAAGACAATCTCTAGATCAGGAATTAAAACAACCTAGTGAAGTTCGAGAAATACCACAAGCTATGAATCCGGTAGTTCCATCTGCACCAATAGTGGTAAAAACCCCAACGTCTGCTACAACAACGCAATCTAGAGATTCGACTCCGGTCGGTGGAATAATGAATGTTAGGAATGATGATCCACTAATATTAAATTTACAATACGGTATGATTCGAACAGTATAACAAAAAAATGGAGGGGTTTTACCCCCTCCATTTTAATTTAGTCACCAATAAGATTATTGAAATATGCTAAATCATCATCTTCTTCATCAATAGTTCCCGCTGGAATTTTAATTGATTCTTTAGGTACTGATGTAACAGATTTCATAAATTGCTCATCTTCAACTTCATCTAAAGTTTTTGCTGTATAATCTTCGGCCGTTTTATATTTAGCTTGAGATGCAGTCAAACCTAAAACACGTTTCAATCTAGCATCTAATTCTGCATATGATTTGAAATTTTTAGGATCAACAATTTCCAATAAAGAATATTCAGATTTCCAAACTTTCTCTAATTCAGCATCATCTTCAAATAATGGTGCTGGAGTATCAAATTCTGCTAAATCATAATTTTGATATCCATCAACTTTACGAATTTTCAATTTGAAATTTGCACCCTCCCACAAATCAAATGGATCAACGGGTTTATCATCTTCAAACTGTGGATTCATGGCTTGAGTAATCTTTTCAAAGATTTT